TTCAGGATCCAAGTAATTCTTGAACTTATTTACCAGCTCTGAACTAGCTTCGTTACCGTCAGCATCCGTAATAGATACACGTACTGTATTTTCACCCTTCCAAAGTGGCTCTACCAAGGCCGAACCAACACCAACAAACTCACTTGCCCATTTTTTATATTGAGCAATATTCCCGTTCAAAGTCGGTGTTTTCAAGTACTCAATAGTCCGTTTACGGAGTTGTTTATCCGTCTCTTCGTCTTCTCCTACGACGATAACAGAGCCGATTTCTGCCCCTTTAAAACCATTCAACACATCAATATTGATGAGTTGACCTCTTACATAATTGGGAGCATTTCCGACTTGTTCAGCTACTACGCTATACTCAAATCCAGAGCGACGTTCTAAGACACGGAAATTATACTCACTATTAACCACACTGAAACGGGTTCCGAGTGGAATTTCCTGTTTGAATTGAACCAATCGAACTGATGCCGTGGCTGGCAAGCGTTCAACTCCGAACTGCCTACACAAACGAGTTAAGAAAATTCCAGTGCTTGTATCTAAAAAGTTGACTTCCTCATACGATTTTAAGACCGTATACTGAATAGCAACTTCTCGAGCAGCAGGCGCTACTAGATTGTACAAGACAGATCCTTGTCTTTTGTCATACTTATCATCAAACAAGGCCAGCATATCCTCTAAAATTTCTGGATATGTTTTTACCTTTATCATCGTTTCACCTCCAAATCCATTTCAAATGTTCCAAAATCACTATCAACCATGAACTGCACATAAAACTCATCTTTCTTTACCTTGGTAGAAAAAGAGTGAGCCTCATGAATCCTGTCGTCTTCATATAAGGCTTCTTTTATGCGCCGTGCGATATCCATTTGGGCATAGTCCATATCCCCACCAAATAGAGCATCTAATTCAACACCGTACCGATGGTCATAAATCGTATAGATGAACCGTTCAGTTGTCAGCATGCGTCTGATTGATTGCTTCAGAGCGTGGATACCATCTGTTTCTAGCAAGATATTGGTTTCATCTAGTGTTAAGCTAGGCTGTTTCTTAGCTTCGACAACATTTTTAGCGATGTTTAAAAAGTTTGTTTTAGGAGTACTCATTCATCAGAACCTCCTTTCACTTTGCGCTTGTAGTGGAATATCTTCTTGTACAAGACATAATAAAACCCTCCACCATCTTGTCTGATGAGATGAAGGGTTTGGCCTACGTACTCAGGATCCAATGTTTCATCGGTCCAGGTAACAGCAAGCATGGAATCATCTAAAATCAACTCATTGGTCAACTGGATTTTTAGTGGAGAAACCGATAAAACTACACCAGTTGTTATCTTGGCAAACTGACGATTTTCAATGAAATTACTAATCAATTTCTTTAGATTTTCTATTACTTCCATCTACTCACTTCCTGCCATAAATAATTTAATTTCCATCGTGTGCTTTTCTGCACTGAAGGAATGAGTTGCCTCTTCAATGACATACCATCCCTTCTTCTCAATATCCTTAACATCCACATAGACTGCATGACCTGCTAAAAAGTCAATACTTCCAATATCAGCTTTCAGACTGAACGTTTCTTTTGGACGGTTTTTCATCTTCAAGAGCATTTCGCCCCATTGCTTGATTTGCCCCTCAGTCGCTTTCTCGTCTACTTTTTTCATATACTGGAGTTTTCCCCAAGCACCGATATTGTAGCTGTCCTGATAGATGTAGACTTCTCTCTTTTTGGTTTCTTTGTTCTCTTGGATCAAGCGGACAATATTAGCACTATCCTCAATCGAACCTTCAAACTCAAAGCTAGACATAAAGGATTCATTTCCGATAATGTACTGGATTGGTAAGTTTTTCGGAGTCGTTAGTGTCAACTCTCCGAACTTGTCATACAAAACCAACAATTCTCCACTTTGTACCAAGGTCTCATCCATGGCCTCTTGGATAATATCCAGAGCCTTCTTATCTTCCTTCAATTGAGGCGATAAGGTCACGGCTGGGGCTTTTAGTTCCCCAATCTTCAAATCAAAATCTCCTGCGATTGCCGAGACGATTTGATTGACGTTTTTATCCTTGGCGACAAAGTTGATATTGCGTAGCAAATACTTTATCTGGTCATGGAAAGTCAAGGTTGTTTTGGTGTCTTTTTCGTACTTGACTTTGGTCAAATAACCAAAGAATACCTCTTTATCATCTAGCTTAAAAGCAAGTGGAGAACCGTATTCAAAGGCTACTTTTGTAGAGTTGTATAAGGTAATCTCCACGCTCCAAGCTGACCCTTTTCTAGTTGTCTTGAACTCAACTTTTTCAGACACAGTTGCTAAATCCCATGTATCTCCAGTTTTATTGTTCTGATAGAATAATTGCATCATGGTATCACAAACTCCTGTCCAGGATAAATCCAATGAGGGTCTTTGATTTTGTCTTTGTTGGCTTCGTAGATTTCAGTATATCGGCTGCCATCTCCGTAAAATGTCTGAGCAATTCCCCACAGTGTATCACCGCTCACAACCGTATGGCTTTTTTGAGCAGGTTTCTCTGTTGTGGCACTACGTTCTTCCGTAGCTTTCGCTTGCGGTTTCTTTTTAGTAGCCTCAAGTGCTTGCTTGTCTTTGATGGTGACCTTTCGTGGTTTGTGAGACCGATATTGTAAGAACTTAATCTTATAAATCAGGTCATCTTCATATCCCGTCTTGGTAGAGACATCAAACTGTTCCACTAGAAATTTCCCGTTAATAGCAGAACCAAAAGCACCCCCAATCATGAGTTGAATAGGAGTGCCTTCCGTCTTAAATTTACGAATAGAGGAGACAAAGGATTCTGGAGAAACACGGCTATTTCGTTGGTAGTTCCCATCGTACCTTCCACTAGGAATAAAAGATTCAAACTCAATCGATTGAAGCTCTGGATTTCCGACAAGCGGAACGTTACCAGTATCGATGATAGCGACTGTCTCAATTCCTTGCTTGTCCTCCAGTTTGATTTCTTCTGGATTCACTGGCAATTTAATGCCTTCGATAAATATAAACATCTGCTACCTCCTTCCTAGTAAGCCATAAGGCCGTCAGCGCCGTTATTCAAAGCGTCTACAATGGTTGCATTCAAATCATCCAATACATTAGCATACTGGCCAGCGTTGTTAATGGAGTCAATGTTGGTGACAATCTCTGGTTTCAAGGTAATAAAGTTCTGTTGCCACTTCATGGTCGCAACGTCCTTAATCAATTTGATGTATTCATCGTCCAGTTTGATTTCGTCTTCAATCTTGCCGACTTTGTCTAATTTACCACCTGTAGGATTGTGACCACCGCCTTGTCCTCCGTCGCCTTGTCCAGGGACTGAACTTGCTGGGCTTAGTTCGTAAGGTGTAGTGCCTTGGTCGCCCAAGAAATTATTTCCTGCACCATTGGCATCGCCAGCTCCTTTGAAGAAACCACCGACAGCCTTATCAATTCCTTGACCGAATTTATAGCCGTTATTAAAGGCTCCAAGAACGCTCCCTCCCTCTAAATAACCAATTTGCGGAGCGTCAAGGTGCGGAGTACTTAAGCTAGCCTTATGTTGTTTCAGACCATCTGCCAAGTGCAGTCCTTCAAAAGTCTTCTTGACTGGTTTTTCCATGCTGTCAATGGCGTTCGCAATATCACCGGCAAAGTTCGTCCGACCAAGAGAAACCGTTCCAACAGCGCTTAGATTTAGACCGAACCCATTTAAGAAGCCAATCATTTTATTAAAGCCCCCAAGAACAGAGTTAATCATGCCCTCGACTGCACCGATAACACTATTGACCATGCTGTCTACAAATCCAGCGATAGCGACCGCCATATCACGGCCACCTTGGGCAATATCGTACCAAGCGCTTTGAACTTGGAAAGACATCTCGTTCCATAAGTTAACAGCACCAGTAACAAACCAGTCGATAAAGTCTAAAATACCTATTAAAATAGTTAAGATAGCCTGATAGAGAAACATCCAGAATGCTATTGCGGTATTAACATACCAAAAGACGCCTTGTAGCATCATATTAATCACCCAGATAGCTGCATTGGCAATACTAAGAAGTATATTCCAAATGGTCATTCCTAGGTAAAATATAGCCCCTATGATGATTCCTGTAGCTGATACAGCTGCGCCAGTAAGATTGTTAAACCATGTTACCAAAGCATAAAATAGACCAATAAGAATGATGACTGCCATTACAATTAACATGATTGGATTCATTGCCATAACTGCATTAAAACCAGCCATTGCTGTTTTAGCCACGTTGGTAGCGATACTAAATAGTTTAGTGGCGATTTCTGCTGCGTTCATTGCGACTATATAAGTACCAATAGCGATTGCTACAGCAATAATAATCGGTTGAATGACAGACCAGTTATCAGCCACAAATTGAGCAATCGGCGCCAACATACTCCAAACAGCCCCAATCATATCCATGGCAAAGATAACGGCTTGGACGACATATTGAAGCACCGTGGCTACAATCTGGGCAAATTGTTGGAAAGCTGACGAGTTCACTATCTGATTTATCTTAATCGATATTGGCTCAAGTGCCTTGGTCACAAAGTTCAGGAAGTTCTGCCATGCCCTGCCCCAAGTTAGGGGCATATTGCGGAATTGCTTGTCAATCGTATCGCTTGCTTCCAGCATGGCTGTTTTGACAATATCGGCCGTAATCTTCCCGTCTGCTCCAAGTTTCTTAACCTCGCCCACGGCTAACGCCTAGCTTGTTTGCAATAGCTTGGATTAAGGCTGGTGAAGTTTCAGCTAGAGAACGCAACTCGTCACCCTGCAACTTACCACTAGCCATAGCCTGAGTAAGCTGAAGCATGGCGCTTTTTTGTTCTTCGATACTTGCGCCACCGACCACAAAGGACTTGTTCATAGTTTCCAAAAAGGCAATTGTCTCACTGTTGTTTTGGAAAACATCGCCAGCCTGCATCCGCATCTTAGCTACACCGTTCGCCATGGTTGTATAGGCTGAACCTGTACGTTGTGCGGATGTATAAATAGACTTTTGTAGTTGCTCTGTCGTCTGCGTACCATCACGGATCATATCTAAACGAGCGTGCATGTTGGCATATTCGTCTGACATATTTATAGCTTGTTTGGCAGTTTTAACGACTGCAATACTAGCTAAAGCAGTCTTTAGCAAGCCTTTCAAAGATACTAACCTACTTAATTTGTTAGAAGCGTTATTCGAAGCATTCCCTAAATCTCTTAGAGCCAGTTCTTCTTTTTTTAGTCCTGTAGCTGCTAGAGTTGCACTGTTGACAAACCTACCGTTGACATCAACGACTCGCCCAGCTTTATTGACAAAATATTGACCAGAATCACCAGCTTTTTTCATAGCGGACTCTTGCGCCTTCATGGCTTTATCTATGCCAGAACCTGCATTTTTGACACGCTCCATAGTCGCATAGATTTTATTTAAAGTGCCTGTGACTCTATCGGTCAAAGACATGGTTGTTTGTATATTTGCCAATAGAATCACCTCACTTCTTCATTGCTTTTTTACGTTGTTTCGCCTCTTCGTGCATGACTGCAGCGAAAAAGGCTTTTTCTTCTACATCCATATTCACAAATTCACTAGGGCGAATGTAATAGTTTACGAGGGCGAAGTAGGCAAGTTGTGCCTCCGCGTCCTCTTTTATTAGTTTTTTGCCTCGTCAACCTTGTCTTGGAATGTTTGGTTGATACCGCTGAGTTCGGTCACAGCTTCCAAAATCAAGGCGCTTTCGCCCCAATTAAACATAGTACCGAATAACTCAGAAGCTCCCATTGTTCCATACGAATCTTGCAATTCTTTATCGTTAAGGTCAGGAACCACGATAGACGCAATACAGATTTCACGGTTATATTTAACACCGTCAAAGACACGCTCTTGACGTCCATTACGACCAGGCTTATTGACAAAGCAACGATCATTGATTAAGTCCGCTTCACGGGCGCTCAACACTCGAATTTTAACTGGTTCCTCAAAAGAAGGAAGCAAGACATCCTTAGTCTCTTCCCCTTTTTTATTTTGTTTCAAAAATGCTTTTAATCCACTCACCACTATTTCCTCCTTGTGTTAGTATGTAATTTCTTGGAATTCTGATAAGATATCAAAATCTTGGAATGTGAAGTCCGTTTCTTCGTCAATGACCTCATCTGCTGATCCATCAAGTTTAAAGATAAGCGATTCTTTGAACAGAACCCCTTTCAAAACGATGGTATAGCGACCTGCACGAGATGTGCGGTCTTCGTTTGTACACTTGATATCGATACGAGGCAAAATACCTTGTTTGACATAGTTTAAAGCCATCGTCTTTAATTCTGGGCGGTGGTAGTACATCTTCAACGAACCTGTACCTTCTGCACCGACAATCTTACCACCCTTCATACGAGAGTTGAGAGGGGTAACATCAGCTTTTGTATATTCAACCTTCGCTTCTAGCGAGATAAGCTCTGCTAGTTCGTATTGCTTGTCATTGATTGTAAAGAAGACCGTTCCTTCTTTAGCAGACAAAGCATCCAATTGGTTCATAATAGCCATTAGCTAGTTTCTCCTTTCTTAATCACAGATAACCGTCATGTACAAGATTTCCATAGCGTCCGTCAAGACAACTGGCAAGTTTACCACGACGGATTCTTTTGTGATACCTTGTGAAATCTCAATATCTTTGGCTTTATACTCCAATGCTTGCTTTTGAGCAAGTGGGTCAAGGACCATTGTGATGATTCGCTGTTTAAACAACTCACGACCATTCACGTTGTTTGGCACTTTACCGATGAAGTAGTTCTCAAAGATATACTTGACATTGGTATTGATATTATCCATGGTACGGACAAGTTTGTTCTTACCAAAGATACGACTGTGTTCTGCCGTATAGCTAGTAAATGAGTTCACATCTGACAGGATAATAACTTTTTCATTTCGATAAGCAAAGATAAGCTGACCTTTATTGATGAGCTTTTCAGCCTCTGCTTCGTTCTTACGCTCACAGTCGATAGCGCCTGGATAAGACTTGAATGTATTGGATTGCAAGCCAGCCCCTGCATACTTACCAGCTACGAAGTATACACAGTCCTTAGCGCTTAGTTTCGTACCATCACTTAATGTAACCCCGTTACCGACTGATACAACACCTTCATCATCAGCGTCCGTGTAATCGTTCAATACTGCAATAACTGAACGACCAGCGTCACGCCATTTCTTGATATGAGCCGTAACAAGCGCTTTTGTTGCACTTTCATCTGTACCCAGAGCCAAGACACGGAAGTCTTGAGTATCGAGTGCATTTAGGAAATCTTCAACCTCTGAATTGGTTGTAGCTCCATCAGTACCACCTTCAAGCAAGATTGTTTTATCTTCTGTTGTTAAAGTGCCCGTTACATTCACGTAGTCATTCTTAAATGGCAAGGCTGTGATGATTTGTTTATCAACTTCTTTTCCAAAGAAAACAGTCGTCACTTCAAAGCCAGTCTCGACTTGTTTCTTGAAGATAACATGAATATGGTTACCAGCCAATCCTTTGTATTTCGCTGTAACGACCATATCGCTTTCTGTTTTCGTTGCCTGTAGCCCAGTGTTGTTCACACCGTTGTAGACAAGAACCTTACCAGTTCCTTTCAAGGCTTCACGAATCGGAAGAAGTTCGTCAATCGGTTTGCCAAATAGTCGGCGGAAGTTGCTTGTACCGTCAACAAGGGTAAAAGCACCAGGCTCTCCCCAAGATCCAGCAATCATAACTGCTGCAATCGTATTGTCTTCCAAAGGAATAATCACATCATCTCTTGATACGAAATTGATGTAGGCCTTTGGAACTCGTTTATTCTGTACTCTCCATTGTGCCATTAGTTAGCCACTCCCTTTCTCCAGTCTTCTAAAATGCGTTTTACTTCTGCTAGTGAGTATGACTGGTCATCTTCCAGCAAAATGTTTAACAAAGTTGCATCATCTTCAAAATACTTGAGTAATGCCTCTTTGCCAAATTTATCTTCAGTGGTTGGTACCACTGGTTCGGTTACATAACCTAGTTCTTCATTCATTTCCATGAGAAGTTTCACCTATCCTTTCTAATATTTGCATTCTTGGTTCTTCTTCAACCCATCGTACGTATCGAGTGATTGTAAATGTGCATATCAAGTCATTGGCATTGTATTCCATCTTCAAGTCATTGATAGGGTACTTATCCCCCAAATAACGAAAAGAAGGCGAATTAAACACCATTTCAATCTCTTCAAACTTTTGGTATAAGTCTGTTGTTTTTTCGGTGTAGTAATGCAGCAAGACAATAAAAACCTGCTTATCGTTTTGGTTTGCCAACCGTTTGCGAGTCACAGGCTTCACATCTACAATAAAACAAGGTGTTTTCAATCCTTGCTGGATTTGTTCATCATACACCTTGCACCCAAACACATCTTTGAGTTGCTTAATGACGAGTGGTCTAATACTATAATCCACCTAGCTCCTCCTTTAGCCTCTCTTCGATTTGTTGCGCGATTTGTGGGATTTTTTGTTTAATCTGTTCTTCTGTCAGTCTCATCATGAAGCGCCCTTCTACCCAAGGATTGACCAAGCGCTTACCAATTGCAGGGACATAACGCCCTACTTGTTGACGGTGTCCACTTTCGACGAAAGAAGCATACTCCATAGGGTTAAATGCGATAACCTCGTACACGTTTCCGTTTTTGGTCACTTCCATCTTCCACGATTGATTTAACTTGCCTGTTAAGCCCTTTGGTGTTCGTTCCTTAACCTCTTTCAAAAAGGCTAGGCCGATATCTTTAGCAGCCTGCATAAACTCAGAATCAATAATTGCCTGAGCCCGTTCAAGGCGTTTTAAGAACTCTTGAACATCACTATCATCATAGCCACTCATGTCGTCTCACCACAATTTCTTGATGTGTGACATAGACCATCGGGTCTTCACTGGTCAGGTACTGAACACCATCTACGACCAATTTACTACCAGCTTTGATAGCAAATTTAGGCGAACAGAAAATCTTGTGTTCTGTCTTGAGTTGGTGCGCTTCGTTCTGCTCTGTATTCACTAAGTTACGAACAGAGATACGACAGGGAACCTTCTTGTGGATTTCTTTGAATTCTACAAAATCAGCTCCGTTGGGTTTCGTACCCTCGACAGTAGCAAACACATCCATCTTTTTATCATAGGTCCATTCAATGCTTGGTGTTGCCTGAGATAGAACATCATTGATATTCATCCTACCACCTCAACTTTCTGAACCGCTGTAGCTGACTGGTAAAGTCTAATAAGACACTTTCAGCACGTCTGGCAAGGTCTGACTTCCCCAATTCGACACGAGTATCTCCAACGGAAATATTCTTGCCTTGGACAGCTTGGTCAGGATTACAAACAACATAAACCATCTGCATGGCCACAAATCGCAACTCTAAAGGAAAATCCTCACGATTACAGTAGTTAAGAATGTTCTGCATAACTTCATCGACCACTAACTCTTCTGGATAGCCTAAATAACGTTGTTCGTACAAGTCAATCAAGGCTTGTCTAGCATCTTCATTATGCTTTTGAATCTCTTCCGATATTCTCTTCTCCATCAGCAGAACCTCTCTTTCTACTTATCGTCCTTAGTGGATTTCTTAGATAGTTTTTCAAGTTCAGCTAGAGCTTGGTCACGTTCAGCAACTACTGCTTTGTACTCTTGAATAGTATAAGTACGTCCGTTAGTTGCTGGCTCTACGACTACATACTCACCATCTTTGATTTCAACCACATCGTAACCATCTTCAAGGAAGGTTACTTTTTCTAGTTCATCAATATCTAGTACACGATTGTCTTTTTTTACTGTTATCATTTTCTATCCCCCTCTTTAAGGCGCGACGACAAAGGCTAGACCTTCATGTTTAGTCTGGAATAGCAATACATCATCGTAAGATTGTTCGTAGTACAAGTAGTTGCCGCTTGAAGAAGCGCTTGGTGCGTCAAGTCCTACAAATTCATATTTTTGTGGCGCTGCCATACATGGAATATGAATCAAGAAGAAATGGATTTGTTTAGCAGTTGGGTCAACCTTAGCTCCATTGGTGAAATTGTACAAGGTCTTCATACGGTCAGATGGAATAGATGGCTCAATCGTCACATCGTCCAAACGACCAATAGAACGGTCAATAACTGTACCTTGACCGTGGATATTAACAGTACGACCAAATTGCTTGATGTTCTTGATCATACGTTTAACTGCTGGTGTACAGAAAATAACACGACCTTCAGCTGGTACGCCAGCTTCGTCCATTTGTTCCATCAATTCATCAAATGTTGCGAGGAAGTTTTCCTCGGTCAAATTCAATGACTTAATTTGTTTACTTTCTGTATCAAGTGCTTTCTTACGTGAGAATAATTTAGATACCATGAATTTATCCATTTCTGGGACTTTTTCAGTATCGTTGAATGTTTTAGTAATGTTAGCAATGGAAGTAACATAGTTATTTTCATCAACATCTGATGGGTCTACTAGTGTTGACCAGTAACGCTCATTAGTCAATGTGTATGTTTCCCATTGGTTTTCATAGTTAGCGTCAATATTCGTAATCGTGCGACGTGTACGATCTTTACGTCCTTCTTTAATCAAAAGACGTGGTACTTTCACTTCTTTAGCTCCTGTGAACTTCAAAAGCGTGTTTGATGGAGAGTTCCAAAGTTTGTTAGTGAATAACAATCCGTTTTCACTGTAGCGTTTTTGCAAACCTTGTTGATAAGATTGTGCATAGTTCAATGTTGCTGGCATATCTGTTCCTCTTTTCTATTTTTGATTATAGATCTGACGTAAACGCATTAATCATCTGCGTTGTCAGGTCATTAGCAACTGTTTCTTCTTGTGTTGCCCCTTGTGGTTTAGCACCAGCGATATGTGGTTCTACAGCCTTTTCTGGAGCAAATAAAAAGCCTTTAGATTCCTTCAAAGCCGTCAACTGTTCATCTAATCCAGTCACTACTCCGTTGTCACCTAATCCCAATTTAGACTTATCTAGTAGACTAGACACGATTCCAGCGTCATGAACCTTACCACTCAAGTGCATTTCAATAGCATGATCTAGTTGCATTGTCTTGAGTTGTTGTTCATGTTCCTTCTGTTGTGTCTTGTACTTGCTGTCCAAGTCTGAGTATTTTTGTTGTAGGTCAGCATTGCCCTCAGCGTCTTGTTTGAGCTGTTTCATGTCCTTATCACGCTCTTTCAACTGGTCTTGCAAGCCCTTGGCATTGTCTTCTGCAGCAGACACCTTCGCTTGTAGGTCCTGTGTTGATTTGCCATGTTCAGACATAACTGCTTCAACTTGTTCTTCAGTCAATCCTAACTGTTCCAAAAATTTACGATTCATTTCTTTTCCTCCTGTACGTTTGTTTAACGTGGCAACGACCACGGCATTTTGGTAAAGTAAAAAAGCCTTTTAACGCCATGCCCAGGGCGAAAGAAAACCGTACGGGATTCCATACGGTTAGAGCATAAGAAAACCGCCTCGATTTCGATGCGGTTAGGTTTCTAATACAATATCTTCGGCAGTTCCTACATAGATATCTTTAACTTCTAATTCACAATCCAAAAAATCAATAGGAGAATCTCCTTCCAAATACTTGTTTTCGTGATATACGTGAATATAGTTTTCTTCACTCATTATTTTACAAATTTCTTTAACTTTCATTTTAGATACCTTTCTGAGTACGAAAAAAGCACTTAGATTTCTCTAGGTGCTCTTAGTAATTATATCCAGCTTCTTTTTTCATTTTGTCGAAATCGCTTTTTACTTTAGGATTCAACATGTATTTTTCAGCTAAAGGCCCATAACCTACATTTTCCGGATGTTGCAGTATTTCTCTTACAGTATCTATATCGTCCTCACTTGGAGAATTAGGAAATTCCATCCATTTGTAAAAAGAATCTAACAAGATTTCAACAACAAAAACCCTTCTTTTCAAATCAACCAAAGCGCAACGTCCGTCCACTAAGGTTACTAGCACATTTTTCCTTGCAATATCTAACCCGATTATATTATTTAATTCGAACAAATCTATCACCTTCTCTCATAAATAATTTTATTCCGATTTTTTTCAGTGCTTCCACTTGTTTATTTGTTGGCTTGCTGTCTGTAGAATACATGCTAGAGACATCAGATAAGAG